GTGGAGGTTACAAATGAATAGACTTGAAATGTTTTTATTATGGCTAGCTTTTATGACTTTTGTGCTAGGAACATCTTACCTAATAATTGAGATTATTGACGATTTAAAACCCAAAATAAAAGCTGTGCAGCCGCGAATTGAAGTGTACGAAAAGGTCAAGGGCAAGTATAAAAGAATTGGTGCGTACAAGAAAGTTGGTGGCAAATATGACCGAACAGCTTAATGAAGCACTAAAACTACTAATAAGTAAGACAAATGAAATGATTGCAGAACTAGAGGAACTGGAGGTGCCTGAATGTCAGACAGAGTTACAATTTTTGATGAACCCAAAAGATATTTAGACGAAGAAGAAGTTTTCGATGTGATAGATGATTTAAGAAGGCACGTTATAAAACTTAAAAAAACCATTGTGGAACTGAAAGAAGGTAACCGCGAAATGGGGTTGTTACTAGATATTGAAGGACGGCAAATTAGAGATTTAAAATCTGGGATTATTAAGTTAAGGGGGATAGAAACATGAGCGAAGCGTTAACGGTAATTCAAACGGATCATGGCGAAGTAAGTTTGTCACCTGCAATAGTAAGAAAGTTTTTGGTAAACGGTCAAGGTAATGTATCAGACCAGGAAGTCACAATGTTTATTGCCTTATGCAAGTATCAAAAACTAAACCCATTTTTAAAAGAAGCTTACCTTGTAAAGTTTGGCGCAGCTGCTGCAACAATAGTAACTGGAAAAGAAGTTTTTACCAAGAGAGCCAGTAAAATTGAAAAGTGTCAAGGTTGGGAAGCTGGAATCACAATTATCAATGCAGAGAAAAAACTTGAACGCAGAACTGGAACACTTGTTTTAGCAAATGAAATTCTAGTCGGTGGTTGGTGCAAGGTACATAGAAGTGATTGGAAAGTGCCTTTTGAACATGAAGTGTCAATGATTGAGTTTGACAAAAAGCAATCATCATGGAAAACAATGCCCGCAACAATGATTAGAAAAGTAGCAATAGTAAGCGGTTTGCGTGATTCATTTCCCGAAAACTTTCAAGGATTATATGATGAAGATGAAATTCAAGAACAAGAAGAAATTCCAAATTTTGAAGAAGTTACGAATGAGATCATAACCCCAATCAAGGCAGAAACAATTAACAGCATGTTGAAAGAAACTAATACAAACGAAGCACAATTCTTAAAGTTTTACGAGATTGAAAGCGTTGAAGTTATGACGAATGAAATATTTATAAAAGCAATGTTGGCATTGAGTAAAAAAAAGGAACTAGCAACAAAAAATACAGCCCCAACTTTAGACATATAAGGAGATAAACCATGAAATTATTATTCAAATTTTTTATTTGGCAGATAGATTTTAAGACCAAAAAGCTTGATGAAGACGAAAAGATTAAGTTTTTAGCTAACGAGTTATTAAAAGCAGTACAAGCAAGTGGAAGAATAATTGCACATCCCGAAATATCAAAAGGATTTGGAAGTGTCGATGTTGCGGTTCACAATTTCGGAACAAAAGATGCAGATTTGAGGGTTCAATGTGTAACAAATAGGTGGGAAGTTAAAACTAAACCCACATTTAAAACTTTGGAGGTTGCAAAATGAGAGAACTTACAATAATAAACCAAACTTTACCTATCATCGACATTAATTTTGACGAGGTAAAAAAGGACTTGAACGAGCAATTACAGCAATATAAAAGTCTAGTTGTGACGGAAGAATCACTAACTATGTGTAAAGCCAATCAGAAAGGTCTTGCAGGGCTTAAAGGTAAAGTTGATACATACCGTAAAGACATTAAAAAAACCATGTCAGAACCGATTGCAGCCTTTGAGGTTAAATGTAAAGAATTAGTTTCATTAATTGAATCGGCAGAGCAGCCGTTGAAAGATGGCATTAAGGTTTTTGATGATTTGAAGCGTGAAGAAAAAAGAAGGTCAGCACAAATGATTATTGTTAAATCAATTGTAGATCACGGATTGACCGAAAAATACGCCAGCCAGTTGACTGTTTTGGATAAATACACCAATCTCACTTCCAAAGAAAGCGAAGTTAGAGAAGATGTGGAACAGAGGTCGTTTATTCTTCTAGGTGAGCAAAGTAAGGAACTTGAACTATTGGAACTTATTCAAGATGCTATTGATACGGCTAACAAGCGCATTAAAAGGCAGTTAGGGCTTGCGGAATTTAAAAGGTACATTGATAACGGCATGAGTACAAAAGACGTTATACAGATGATTAATGCCAATACAGAACGCATCTATGAAGCAGAGAATCCAAAGCCAGTTGAAGTTGTTGAGTTTGTTGAGGTTGTTGAGGAAGTTGTTGTTCCAGTGGTTGAGGTTGAATTTATCCCAGAGCCAGTCATTGAGCCAACAGTGGAATTTGTAAAATTAGTTGAAGCCGTTGAAGAATCACCAAAAGCTGAAACAATGTGGTTAGTTGAAATGAGTATCACAGGTACAACTTCACAATTTGCGGCTTTGAAGCAGTTTATGCTAGGAAATGGAATAGTTTATAAGGCGAATAACCAGAAGGTGGTTGAATAATGAATAAATCAATATTAATTGGAAGAATCACAAGAAATATGGATATAAAGTATTTAGCATCTAACATGGCAATTTTAAAGCTAAATATAGCCGTAAACCGCCGTAAGAAAGGTGAAGCTGATTTTATTAATTGTATTGCATTTGATAAGACAGCGGAAAACATTGCTAAGTTTTTTGAAAAAGGTAGCATGATTGCCGTTGTCGGACATATCCAGACAGGTAGTTACAAGGATAAAGAAGATAGAACCATTTACACAACAGAGGTAGTTGTTGATGAATTTGACTTTTGCGGTGGGAAGAAAGCTGATAGCCAAACACAAGGCGATGCACATGAAGAACCAACACAGCACGAGTTTGAAATAGTTGAGAGTGAAGATGATGGCGAACTTCCATTTTAAGGGAATTAATCAAATACACAGGGGTTTAACAGCCCCTAAGGAGGAATATGCGAGAGACTATATTAAATCAAATAGAAGTTTGTGAAAACTGCATTTTTAGTCTTGATTTTGGCGAGAGCGTGCAATTCATAAAGTGTTCAAAAATAAGAAAATACGTGGAGAAATGTGGGAATTGTAAACATTTCGTGATGGGGTGAAAAAGATGTTGAGTAAAAAGGAATTGAAAGCTATTACTCATTGTAAAAGCCAATTTTGTAAGGAATGTTGTGTTAAGCCTGTAGATTGTGACAACGATAATGTAGCACAAACAGCCCTGCAACTCCTGGAGCGTGTTGAGACAGCAGAACAGATATTTAAGGACATATTATCAAGTGGAAGTATAAAAGCCTGTGAGAACGAGATTTTGAAGTGGTTGGAGGGCGTGAAATGAAAATATTAGTAGCTTGTGAATACAGCGGAACAGTAAGAGATGCATTTAGAAAGTTGGGACATGATGCCTGGAGCTGCGACATTTTGCCAACGGATGCAAACAAAGAATTTCATATGCAAATGGATGTCAAGTTATTGTTAAGTGGGTTATGGGATATGATAATTGCTTTTCCACCTTGCACACACTTGGCAGTTAGCGGGTCAAGATATTTTGCACAAAAGATAGCAGATGGTAGACAGCAACAAGGCATTGATTTTTTTATGAGGTTTGCAAACCATGATTGTCCGAAAATTGCCATTGAAAACCCGGTAGGAATAATGAGTAGCAAGTGGAGAAAACCCGACCAGATAATACAACCGTGGCAATTTGGGCACCCAGAGAGTAAAAAAACGTGTTTATGGTTGAAGGGTTTGCCACTATTAAGACAAACAAAAGTTATTCCGCTACCTGAATGTGGATATTGGGAAAACCAAGATAAAGCCAATCAATTCAGGCTAGTTGAAAACGGTAAAGTTGTTGGATGGAACAACCCTCGAATAGCACACTTAAGGTCAAAAACCTATCAAGGCATAGCGGATTCTATGGCAAATCAGTGGGGCGGTGATTAAAATTGACAGGTGGAGCCTTTCAAACTTCAAGGGAGGTTTTTAGTAATCCGATATGGCAGAAAGAAAGCCCGCTATTTAGCAGGCTTCTCCTTACTTTTGAAATGTTCCTTTAATATTTTATTAATTTGGTTACTAATGTTTCTATCTTCCTCGATTGTTAAAGTGCTTAATTTAACTAATATATCTTCGTCAAGGGTAATTGCTATTTTCTTCTTCATAACGTCACCTCACGAAGTAGTATAACATATGTTTAATGTATTGTAAAGTATGATAAAGTATGATATAATGTAGAGAGAAAAGGGGGTTAACAAATGATTGATGATAAAAAATACTACTATCTTAAATTAAGAGACAAATTCTTTGATAGTGAGGAAGTCATAGTTCTTGAATCCGTAGAAGATGGGTTTTTATACAGTAATATTTATCTAAAGTTGCTATGCAAGTCCAGCTATTATTCAAGAACAGAAAGAGAAATAAAGGTAAATACAAAACTTATATCAATTGGCAGGTACACAGCGATATTGTGCCGAGTTAGCGAAATGTCAATCATATCAGCTCTTAGAGTTTTAGGAAAATTAAGTCTTGTGAGATATGAAGGAGATTCGCTAATTTTAAAAGACTTAAATATAGATGTCAAAAGAAACCGTTCAATTAAGATTTACAAGGAATGGAGAACAGCAGTATTTGAAAGAGATAATTTTACTTGTAAGGTTTGTGGAACAAAAGGCATTAAATTAAACGCTCATCATATAGAAAAATGGGCAGATTGCGAAGAAAGCAGATTTGATATAAATAACGGAATTACCTTGTGTGAGAGTTGCCATAAAACAGTACATAAAAGGAAGGTGAATTTTTGAAAGATGCATACTATTTTCCTCATTTTTGTAATGCAAGGCATGATAGAAAAATAATGAGGTTACGCAAAGAACTAGGAGTAGAAGGTTACGGAATATTTTTTATGTTACTTGAAGTGTTAAGAGACCAAATAGACTTTAAATATCCCATCACAGATATTGATTTGCTCGCAGAAGAGTTTGGATGTAGTGAACAAAAAGTAAAGGTTGTTATTTGTAACTACCAATTGTTTGAAGTAGACCCAACGGAGCAGTTTTTTAGTCCAAAATTATTACTTTATTTACAGCCCTACTTAAATATGAAAGAGCAAAGACGATTGGCGGGATTAAAATCGGGAGAAGTAAGAAAATTAAAGTCAGAAAACGAACAACCGTTGAACAACCGTTCAACTACCGTTGAACAACCGTTGAACGAAAACGAACAAAGTAAAGTAAAAGAAAAGAAAGTAAATGAAAGTAAAGTAAAAGAAATAAAAGAAGGACATAAGACCGCACTTGAAAGTGCTATTGATGATTTTAAAATCTTTCGTAAAAAAATTAAAAAGGAAATGACAGACCATGCAGTAGTTTTATTAAAAAAAGAATTGGACAAGTTGGCTTCCGATGATGAAATGAAAATCAAGATACTGGATCAATCGATTTTAAATAGTTGGCAGGGGGTTTTTGTATTAAAGGAAGAACAACAACCTATATATCAAAACAATAAAAATCAAAGAATCAAAAGCACGGATAGTAACCAACACATACTTGACCAGATAGGAGATGAATATTTTGACAAAGAGTGAAGCGGGAAAACTGATACACAGGATGATGGCAGTATTTACATTTCATAATTTTGGTGATGATGGTGTACAGGTGGAATGGTTAAAATCTCTATCTTCTCTGGAATATGGAAAGTGTGACAAACTAATTGACCAATATAAAAAATCAGACAGTAAAGGGCTTCCACCTATTTCGGGGTTTGTTCAAGAGTACTGGAGATATGAAACTAGAAATAAAGAAGCTTTTAATTGCAATTGCTCTAAGTGTGGAGGGAAAGGGTTTATAGCCTATCACAAAAAATATGAACACAAAGGGAAAATGCAATCAACAGACCATTTTATAGCACATTGCGATTGTGCAGCAGGAGAAAATTTCAAATATGACGGCACTAAAAAAGATGATCGTAAATCTGATTATTATATACCAAGTGCCGCGGAATTAGGACTTGTAGAAGAAAAAATTTCCGTGTCTGGAATTGACGAAATTAAACGCCAAACTTATAAATTTTTAGGTATCAGGATGGGGATCCAACCGAGACAACCAAAGCCGCCGTGGGAAAATTGATGGACAATATAAGCAAAATAAATAATTTGATATCTGAGTTTAACACTTTGATTGCTCGTAGAGATAAAGCTGAAAAATGGTTTGATGAAATAACAACAACTGATACAAATAGATTAAAGTGGGAGCCAAGCATAATTAATATGAGTAAAGATATTGAGATTAAAGCCAAACAACTTGAAGTATTGGAATTTGTAATGCAAGAAAAATTTTATTGGTATGGGATAGGAGGAGAGAAATGAGTGAGATTAAAAAAATAGAAAATGCAATATCACATTTAAAATGGTGCAAAGAAAATAGTAAAGCTACGGCACTTGGGGATTTATATCTTAAAATACTAGAAGAAAAGCTGGAACGCGAGCAAGGGCGCAATAAGAATTGTGATAGTTGTATACACGCAAACGAAATGTGGAATTTAGAACCGTGTGTAAGTTGTAAAGCTATTCAAATGACAAACTGGGAGGGCGCAAAATGACTAAACGCAAAGATGAATGTTTATTTTGCACAAGTAGAAAGTGTTACGAAAGAGTTGTTTCGTCCAAGGATAATGGAAAATTATACGACGAAATAGCTTGCAGGGAGCATGTGAAAGAATTGCATAAAAATTCAGACAAAGTGATACCTGATGTCATAAAAATATTTGCAAGTAGTACGGGGAGAGTAAGGCGTGGAGATTTAGGCATATTGAAACATATGAAGGGGGTTGCAAAATGAGTAATGAATCGCAAATAGTAGGGATTATGGCAATTTTTATAATTATTGCATGGTTACATATTAGTTTGTCCATGTTAGAAAAGAAATGTAGTAAAAGTATTAGTAAGAGTTTAGAAAATAACGAGATAGAAACTGCAAAAGCAATATTAAAAGTTGAATTGGTTTCAGTTTTAATGAGATTTGTTTTGTGGTTAGTAGTGATATGGGTTGTTTCGGAGGTGTTGTTTTGATTAAATATTTATATTACATGCTGCACATTTTTATAGTGTGTGATGATTTTGACTATAAAAAAAGAGGACTAGCAGTTTGTAACAAATGCGGCAGAAAGTATTTTTTATTTATAAAGTGAGGGCGATGTTTTGAAGATCTATATAGCTGGAAAAATTACAGGAAATCCGAATTTTGAACAAGAGTTTGAACAGGCAGAAAGAGATTTGAGAGCGCAAGGGCATACACCGTTAAACCCTGCAAGGTTGCCTAAGGGGTTGGGTTATGGTGATTATATACATATTGGTTTTGCAATGATAGATACGGCTGAGGCTGTAATGTTTTTGGATAGTTGGAGAGTTAGTAGGGGAGCAAAGATGGAGTTTGACTATGCTTTAGCAACCGGAAAGGCAATAATTTAAAGGGGTGATATTTTGAGTGTAACCAGTGGGAAAAAACTAGAAAACAATTGGCGAGACAGCATACCATCTAACATATTTTTTTATCGGTTTAGAGACGGTACGAGTTCATGGGGTGGAGGTCAAGAAAATACACGCTTCCAGCAAGTTAATATGTGTGATTGCATGATGTTTGATGGCAATAAGTTGTACCTCCTGGAGTTAAAGTCACATAAAGGCAAGTCAATCCCTTTTTCTGCTATCCGTCAAAATCAGTTAGACGAACTATCAAAGGCAAGTACATACAAAAACATAATCGCAGGGTTTGTTATCCATTTTGCTGACATTGGAACTACATATTTTTGCAAGGCTGATGATGTTTTATACTTTATAGCGCATGAGGAACGGAAAAGTATTCCAATAAGTTGGTGCGAAGAATGGGGCATACAAATATTCGGAAAACTAAAAAAAGTCAACTATTCATGGGATATAAAGAGTTTCGTAGAACAAAACCACATTGTAGCACGGATGATTAGTCCAAAATGGCAGTTAGAACAGACAGAATGGTAAGGGTAATATGTTTACTAGGGTATAAACAAATAAACCGCCTTAAATGGCGTATGGAGGGTAAAACATGCCAATACAATATAAAACATATGGTTGTAAGTTTAAATGTGGCTGGAATCATCACTCAAATGTAAAAAAAATAGAAAAACATGAGAATGTTTGTTGGGGCAATGTTAAAAACAAGACCTGTTTAACTTGCAAGAATGGGATTATTACCCATGATTCTTGCGACTACGAGGAAGGATTAACCGCACATTTACACTATAGAGAATGTGGGATAGATAGCGAGTTAGAATTTGACGAGGTAATACCTAAAATAAATTGTGAGAAGTGGGAGTTTAAAATATGAGTGAAATTAAAAAGGCGATAGAAACGGCACAATGGCAATCAGAAAATTCTTACAATAGCGAAGAAACAAGGAACGTTTACAAAACAATTCTGATGGTCCTTGAAAGGCAATTTGCGCAAAAACCAATTAACAAAGGGCAATATGAAACGTGTCCAAGTTGTGATAATTGTTTACCGGCTTCAAAATTAGCCGTATTTTGTAGCAAGTGTGGACAGAGATTGGAGAGAAAATGAGTACAAAAATATCAGCCGAACTGATAGAAAAAATTAGAGAAATGAGAAAAACGCATTTACAATCAGAAGTAGCTGCAAAGTTCATGATATCTATAACATGCGTAAACACTCACTGTAAAGACATGGGAATTAATTTTAGAAAAAATCCACTTAAGCTAGAGAAAATTATAGAGCCAACAAGACCACATGTTAAATGTAACACATACGATTTTAACAAACTGAGTGATGAGGATAAAAAAAGATATTTAGAGTGCAGGCCACCAAATAAGCAAAATGATTTAAAGACGTTTATTATTGGCAAGAAAAGTGATTACGGCAGTGCGGTTTGTTTCGAGGACCAGAGGGCTAATAGATGTGTTAAGTAGAGTTAAGAAATTTTGTGGAGGGGCAAATATGAAAATAGGGCTAATAGACACAGACGGTCATAATTTCCCTAACTTAGCACAAATGAAAATATCCGCATACCATAAGCAATTAGGTGATCAAGTTGAATGGGCAAATAGTTTCGGAGAGTATGACAAGGTTTATATGTCAAAAGTGTTTACCTTCTCACAAGACTTTAATACTTGTATCAAGGCAGATGAGGTTATAAGGGGCGGTAGCGGATATGATTTGGAAAACAAACTACCACTTGAAATTGAAGCTATGTGTCCTGACTATAACCTATACCCACAATACAAGGAAGCGTATGGGTTTATGACCAGAGGTTGTCCGAGAAGTTGTCCGTTTTGCATAGTTGGGGAAAAGGAAGGTTGTAAGGCTTACAAAGTAGCTGATTTAAAACAGTTTTGGACAGGACAGAAAGAAATTAAGTTGCTTGACCCAAACTTGTTAGCTTGTAAATCTGAAAAATATGACCTGCTGCAACAACTTGTAGACAGCAAAGCAAATGTAGATTTTACACAAGGTTTAGATATTAGGCTAATGGATGATAAGGCGATTGATTTAATAAAGCAAATTAAGCTTAAAATGGTGCATTTCGCATGGGATAGAGACAACGATACACAACTAATACTTAAAAATTTAGAAGAGTTTAAAAAGGCTACAGGGATTAATGAGAGGAAAGCAAGGGTTTATGTATTAGTTAATTATGAGACAGATTTTGAGTTTGACTTGTACAGAGTTTACAAGCTTAAAGAATTAGGATTTGACCCATATGTAATGATCTATAAAAAAGAAACTGCATCAATAAAAATAAAAAAACTTGCAAGGTGGGTTAACAATAAATTTATTTATAGAGTATGTGCAAAGTTTGAAGATTACAAATGTTAAAGGGGGTACAAATGGATTATAAACAATACTTCAAGCAATACAAAACAAACCGTTCCTTACTATCACTAAAAAATATTGAAAAGCAGCAAATATTACGAGAGATATTAGATAGTCAAGATGTCGGTATTGCAGCACAAATTATATCGGATATGCCATCTATACATAGTACAGAGAGCGTTGTTGAGAGGTTAGCTGTCAGGAGAGAGGAACAGCAGCTAGAATTAAATGTCAGGTTGAAATTAATCGAAAATGATATGTTTAGTTTACAGTGTAGTTGCAATCAAGCAGAAGCGTATTTGAGCGTTTTAGGAAGTGAGGAACGATTTGTGGTAGAACAGTATTACCTCGAAGAATTAAGCTTTCCACAAGTCGCTGATGCTTACCAATGCCACTACAAAGAACGGCGAGAGATACGAGCGTTGCAGTATTTACAGGAGAGTGCATTGAAAAAGATAAATGGTTTGTTAAAAGCGTAAATAAAAAGCCTCACGTAGTGTGGGGCTTTTGGGCTATAAAGATATTATTTATTAGATTCAACTTCAATCCCTTTTTTAAGCAGCCGTTCAACTATCTTACTCATTGGCATGCCTGTATTTTCGTATTCGGCACGGATTAGCTTTTCAACTTCATTTGGTACGTATACCGATATTTTAGTTCTGTTAACTACTTCACCCATTTTTAATCCTCCAATTATCTGTTTAAAGTATCAAAAGCTTCATTGCACATATGCACGTCTATATCATTTACGGATGGGTAAACCCCGGAATCAAACTTGATTAAAAAATCAGGACTGCAAAACATTAAATCGTTTTTGTTTAAAAGGGTTAAGCTATCTCCGTTATCAGCTGCATATACTGATACATTGTTTTTTGTGCCTAAATTAATTGTTTTCATAATATCTCTTTTCTCCCCGTGAGCCGATAGGACAGCGTTTATAATTAAATTGTTTTTAATGTGTAATATCTTGTTATTATTGCTTGTGCCAACCAAGTTAATTTTTGGCTATCGTCTAATTCCTTTTCCTTTATAATTCTTTTTACAGTACCAAAAACTTTACCTGAGTTAACTCTAAAGTCTGTCATTTCTTGATTTACAAGACTGTTTCCTCTTTTAATTATTACTTGATTATCTACCAAATTTACCACTATACCATCCTCTAGAGCATCCCAACCATCATTAAACATTTTGGTTGCATCTGTCATTACTTGACTAGCGTAAATTTTATTAAATTTAACATCATCTAAATTGTTTAAAGCGGTTAATACTCTATCTGGCAATTCAACCATTTTGATTTCCTCCTTTTTAGATGTAAGGTACTTCAAACATAAAGAAAATTGAAAGCTATAATTTACATCTGTGTACTGCGCTTTAATCTCTCTTGCCATTTCGTGTGCTGCTTTAAATTGATTCTTCATATTTGTTGTCCTCCAAAGTTTATTTTGTGTCCGTCGCTCTGTTTATGTATACAGCTTAACATAGCTTTAAATAGTTGTCAATAGTTTATTTTTCATCTTTTAATTTGCTAATAATTTGTGCCGAAGCATCTAGCGAGATAATCAATTTAATATAGCCTGTGCGGTCTGTGCCGAGTTGTTCGGCTTGTAGTCTAAATTGCTGCATAACTTCTTTAGTTAGTATTAAATTCATTTGCTCATGGGTTTCTTTTTTAAACTGACGTGGCATTATATTCTCCTAACGGCGGTAGGTCGCCACCCTTTTAGCTATATTCCTTTTAATTCTACTTTATTTGAACTTACAATATATTCAATATTAAGATTTTCGTCAATTGCTTCTGCTGCCCATATTAAAGCTTTTAGCGTAGTTATATGTTCTCTAAAATAGTTCTTGCCCATGGATTCCAATATTCCCTCATAATCATCTTCTTTGTAATCTTGTAAACTTAAATTAAGAACATCTACCACATTTTTAATTCTTGCAATTAGTTTTTCCATTTTGTTACCTCCAACTGTTCAGAGCGTTTATCGCTTGCTGACATTTATAATGATACACCTATGTAAAACATATGTCAACATATTTCTATAAATATATTTTAATCCGTTTAAAATTGCGTGAATATTGCATGGTTATTGCGTTTACAGGGATAAAACCATATGATACTATGTATAATAGATAGTTTAAAATCTTCAAGTTTAGTTAAATATTTGAATGACCTGTTTTGACCGTTATTAATATGTTATTATTAGTGTAGTGGATATCATATCCATTCAAAATAAATTATAAAAAGGCTAGCCGATCGGTTGGTCTTTTTTGTTTGTTCTATAGAGGTAAATTATGAAAGATGTTATCAATTGGACTGTTACTCCTAAAACATGTTTGCAGTGTAAATATCGCAGCTTGACAGGTTTTAGCTGCAAGTTAATTACTTGTTGTTATAGATGCAAACGGTAAATAACGTATTGATTTATCGTGTTAAACCTGAGGGCATATGCCACCAGGTGCTGAGCATCTAATAGAAGTACTTAATGGATAAAATGCACTTATAAACCTGTAATGCAGTAAGCAGTAGAAAAGTGCTCCCTGCCACAGAAGCAAAACAGGGTGTTTTTGCTTTCCACAGAAGCAAGGAAGGAACAATGATATTATGATTCAACGAAGACAAAGCGACATAGATACAGATACCGGACAGGTATTTAATGTTAAAGTAAGAACGTTTACAAACTTTGATAATGATAAAGGTTATTTATTTAAAACTAAGGACCAGGCGACAAGAAGTTTTGAAGAGTTTAAATTATCCGAATACGTTAAAGATAATAACGACTTCATGCGCTGTCACCTGCTAGCTGAACAAATATACAAAGATACTAATATGATAGCGGTTAGATTATCAACGCGCAGGACAAGACCAATGGACTTAGAGGATATAAGTAGGACTATTGGTTTAAGTTACAAGAGTACTAAAGAGTTTTTGAGTAAAATGATTAAGCTACATATAATGGCAGAGCGCACGGATATTGTTGGAGATATGATTAGTGTTAAATATTATTTTAATCCGTTATTTTTTAGCAGTAAAAAGTATATTAATGCGGATCTGTATTTTTTGTTTCAAGAAAGTTTAGATTGTCATTTACCTGGATGGGCTAAGCAAAGATTTCATGAGGTTGGGAATATTAAAAAGGATGTGTAAATATGGGATATCCTAGTTGTGTAGATTGTAAGTACCGGTATGTAGATGTTGGATCTAAACAGTGTCGAGATTGTAAACACGAAGAAGATTATACACAGACTTATTTTGTTAAAAAGGATGGTGAATAAATAATGGGAGCAGCTCTTGGTAATCAATATGCAGTTGGTAATGATGGTGGTAGACCTGCAATGTTTACTGATCCAGCAGAGATGCAAAAGAAAATAGATAAGTGGTTGTTAAGCTGTAAAACTGCTTTAAAGGATAATGATGGTAATATAGTAGTAGATGGTAATGGTGAGATTGTTTATAGGGCTATTAAGCCTATACAGATAATAGGGTTGACTAAAGCGTTGGGATTTAATAGCAGACAATCGTTATTAGACTATAAAGGTAAAGAAATGTTTATGGACATTATTATACGCGCGAAGATGGAATGCGAGGACTTTGCGGTCGATATGTCCTACACAAAAGAAGGTTTCAATGGTGCAAAGTTTAACCTTGTTAACAATAATGGATGGGTAGATAA